GTGTTATTGCATGTATCGCTGACATTGGCGACCCAACTAAAATGGTTCAGACTGCTGCAGTTCAGACTGGAGTATAATACTAATCAAGGGGGCAGGGCAACTTGCCCTCTTGACTCTTTATTTATTTCGTGATAAAAGCAATAACCTTTGCCGGGAGTAAATACACATGGCAGCTAAGAAATCAAAAAGCCCAAAGCCAAAGAACGCAGCATTGTACTCGCGGGTCAAGGCAGAAGCTAAACGTAAATTTAAAGTATACCCAAGCGCATATGCAAATGCTTGGCTGGTTAGAACCTATAAGAAGCGTGGCGGGACGTATGCCTAATGGCAAAACCAACGGGCGGCTTAACGAAATGGTTCAAGGAAGACTGGCGGGATGTAAAGACTGGCAAGAAGTGCGGTCGTTCTGGTAAGGATAAAAAGAAACGCCCCTACCCAGCCTGTAGACCTGCCAAAGTTGCCAAGCGTATAACTAAAAAAGAAGCAGCCAAGAAGACAGGGCCACGTAGAGTAAACTGGTCTGTTACTGCATCAGGAAAACGAAGGAAGAAAAGTGCCACCAAGAAAGCCTGACAATATGCCAGCCCGTAACAAAAAGAACTTCCGTTCCACGAAGTCTGGTGCGGGAATGACTAAGGCTGGCGTTGCTGCTTACCGTCGCAAGAACCCCGGTAGCAAGTTGAAGACTGCTGTTACTGGGAAGGTCAAGCCGGGAAGCAAGGCAGCTAAACGCCGCAAGTCTTACTGTGCAAGGTCAGCCGGACAGATGAAGAAGTTTCCTAAAGCAGCAAAAGACCCGAACAGTCGCTTACGTCAAGCGCGGAAGAGGTGGAAATGTTAGCAGCCCTCATTGGACCAATAGCAGACCTTGCTGGAACGTGGATGTCCGGCAAAGTAGAAGAGAAGAAAGCCCAGTCAGCTACCAGAGTAGCAAAGGCGCAAGCCGAAGCCGTAGTTATGCAGAAGAAAGCTACGGGAGAAATTGACTGGGACTTAGAGATGGCGAAGGGTAGCCAGTCATCTTGGAAAGACGAATGGCTTACCATTTTATTTAGTATACCACTTATCTTAGCCTTCATTCCGGGGATGGAAGACCTTGTACGTAATGGATTTCAACAATTGGAGCAAATGCCTGAATGGTACCAGTACAGCTTGGGCGTTATTGTTGCTGCAAGCTTTGGAGTCAGGTCGGCAACAAAATTCTTTGGTAAAAAATAAAGGAGAAACCAAATGCGACGTAAAATGACTATGAGACCAACCACAGTAAAGAAAGCTGTTAGACCGGGGATGACTGCTAGACCGGGGATGAAAAAACCATCACGAAAGCCCCCTAAAATGGGACAGATAAAACCTGCAATGAAAAAGGCTGTTCGTCCCGGTGCAGGTGCTGTTAAAAAACCAAATCGTCCTGCGCGTCCTTTTGCTCGTCCTGTGGGTATTGGTAGGAATCGCCGTCGGTAAAAATGTCGCAAAAAAAACTACAAAAAGATAGTGAATTTGATGAATATGACATGGATGGGGATGGGGTAGTTTCTGATGAAGAACTAGAACATGCTAAAGAAATAAAGCAAGTAGAAACTGAATTACGTAAAAATTTAGCTCAGTTACGAATGGCTAGATATACTTTAATATCTATGGGTGTATTTACAGTTGCCATGTTTCTAGTAGACTTAGAAAGAGTTGAAGCCCTGTCTGACATTTCAAATCTATTTTACTTATCGGGTGCAGGTATTGTTGGTGCCTACATGGGAACAACAGCATGGATGAACAAAAAATAAAAAGTCCATGCAAGGGAGTTTGTGTATTGGATAAGGAACGAGTTAAGTGTGTCGGGTGTGGACGAACCATTGACGAGATAATTAGCTGGGGTAAAGCCAAATGAAATACAGAACAGAACATTTCCTAGATAAGTTAATTCACCATGAGGGTATGGTGCTTACTGTGTACGAAGACAGTCTTGGTATCGAAACTATAGGAATAGGTAGGAACCTCAAGGACAGGGGCATCACCAAAGAAGAGCTAGACTACATGGACATTCCCAACATGGATGTAGTCTACGAACACGGTATTACCGAAGCTGACGCTCGTTACCTTGCTATGAACGACATTCGCATAGTCGAAAACGAACTGTGTCGAGTTCATCCTTGCGTCGAAGACCTAGATGGTGTAAGACAGTTGATACTGATGGACATGGCATTTAACATGGGAGTTCCCAGATTGTGCAAGTTTAAAAACATGTGGGGTGCAATTTACGATGGTAACTACGAGATAGCATCTATCGAAATGATGGATTCCCGATGGGCAAAGCAAGTGGGTTCGAGGGCCGTTAAACTTTCGGACGCGATGAAAGCGGGGGAGTTTTAATGTCAATTTATGGAAAACAAGAAGGCAACTTTATTGTGTACCGTAATAAACAAGGTACTATAACAAGTAAGACTTGGAGTCCTGTAACAAAAAAAGACTCTATCCGTAAGCAAACATCTGGTCGTAAGGCCGAAGACAGCGCAGAAAAATCTACTGCAGAAACATACCTCGACAAGGGTATCTCAGTAGTAAAATCCGGTACGACCTTTGTAAAAGGATTGTTTGATTAATGCCACCTCGTAATCACAGGGATTGGGTCAAGACTCCCAAAGTAGAACACATCAGTTCGTTGATTTATTCTAGTCACGACATCTACAAACAGGAGCAGGAAAATATTTTTTCTAAGGTTTGGGTTCCCTGCTTTCACAAGAGCGAGTTACCGAACGAGTTAGATTTTCGAACAGGGCAGATAGCAGGGCAAAACATCCTTGCTTACAACACAGGCACAGAAATCAGAGCCTATCGTAACTATGACATAATCCAGCCGTCTGGTACGTTTGCTGCTCAAGTAGTTACTTCTGAACCACAGCTACACTGTGAAGTTAAACATGGTGGAATGGTCTGGGTTACCCTAGACCCTAACCCAACGCAGAGTGTAGATGAGTGGACAGGTGGCGCATTCGACTGTATTGCGGATGCCATCGACACTGAAGAGATGGAAGTCTTTCACTACCACAAGGCAGTAATAGATACGAACTACAAGCTGTGGCACGATACCAACAGCGAGTTCTACCACGATTTCATGCACTACTTTAATCGTGTCTCAGGGTTTAACGATGAATACTTTGCTAGAAAGAACATACCATTCGATAACGGACATGTTAATGTTAGCAGCTTCACCGTTAACTACGAGGAGTACGATGGGTTTGAGGATAGAGGAGAGCTTAGTTTCCCTAACTTGCCACCCAATCAATGGTACATGGTTGACCTGTTTCCCGGATTTAATTTTAATCTACGGGGTAGTGCTTACCGAAGTGATAGCGTTACACCTCTTGGGCCAAACAAGGTTCTTATTGAATTTCGCGGATACGGTCTTAAGAAGGATACCCCAGAGGAACGGCAGACTCGTATCAAGCACCACAACTCTATCTGGGGTCCATTCGGGCGTAACCTGCACGAAGACCTTATCGGCGTAGCGGGTCAGGGTACAACAATGCGCGAGGGAACCGAACCCCGCAACATCCTACACGGACGACATGAGAACAGCACCATCCACGATGAAGTTGGTATGCGTCACTACTACGCAGAGTGGGCTAAGTGGATGCAATTGGATGCAAGCAACTCGTGTCAGTTAGCGGCGTAATAATGTTTTGTATTGCTGCTGCGAACTCTGCAGGAGTGACTATAGTAGTACACGATATACACAAGTGGTTATCCCTCTGTCATGTAGCTGTAACCGAACACGGGTTTGACAATCCTGATGCGAACTGCTTCTGCGTTAGAATGGATAAAGAAATAGAATGATTGTATTTGTGCTATACGTGTACTTAGGTGCAAACCTAGTAGACCGCACACAAAAATTTGTAGACATGGATAGATGCCTGTACTTTGCTGAGAGATTGTCTCGACAACAATCTGTTCCGGCGAGTGGGGGTAAAAGACAGAAGATAACCGCAATATGTAGACCCCAACCAAAGTAGGAACCAACCAACCATGATTGCAGAAACACTCGCGGGTATAGCCCTTGTAAAGAGTGCTGTAGACGGCATTAAATCTGCAATAGGAACCGCTAACGACATTGGAGACATAGCAGGTTACATAGATAATCTGTTCGAGGGTGAAAAACAGGTACAACACATCCGCAATAAAAAAGCGGGTAGCGTTGGTATCGGTGACCAGTTCGGTGTAGATACTGTTGCTCGTGACGTTATTGATGCGCGTATCGCTGCAGAAAAACTCCAAGAAGTAGCCACAATGGTTGACATGAGGTTTGGGCCGGGAACTTGGAAGGGCATAGTTGTTGAACGGGCCAACCGTATCAAGGCTGCAAAAGAAGCTGCAGCAGCAGCCCGAAAAGCAGAAATCCTAAGACAAGAAGAAATGATGGAGAACATCAAGGTAGGAGCTTTGATAACTCTAGTGATTGCAGTAGCAATTGGACTATTTGTAGCATTGATGATTTCAACTGCATCCGCTCTTATTAATTAAATTCTTGACTAAACTTCAAAATTCGTATATAATACTTTTGAAGGGAATACCATGAAACAACTTGCAATAGACGCACTGCGTTACAGATATGAGGCACAGAAAAAAAGTGCAAAATATACTCTCACAAATTACTTCCAAAATCCAGCAGCTATTGGGGAGCATCCTGACCTTCTTGAAGAAATGGACAAAGCTATTGGAAGCTGGGAAGAAGCTAACAGTAGGCTTCAAGCTTTGGATGACATCACAGACGAGGGGTATCCGTCCCTGTTTGACTAACTACCTTGCACTGGGTTTGCTAAATTGTGGCAAGCCCTTTACTCGTGTGGGCAACTGGTTTTGGAAAAAGCATCGTACAGTCCTAGACTGGAATAAAAAGTGATACGTCACCAGTTCTTGAAGCCCACGCATTTAAGAAAGACAAAGTTTCCCCCCGTATACAAAAGAGAAGACTTGAAGCTCATACGCACTTTACCCGGCGGGGTCAAGCACTACAAACTAAAAGAGAAGAAGAGTAAGATAAATGGCTAGTAGTTATCTTGTGTTAGTAAACAATGTTCTTCGGGACATGAACGAAGTCGAGCTTACCAGTTCTACGTTTGCTACTTCTCGTGGTGTACAGACAACTGTAAAAGACTACATCAACCGTTCAATATCTGACATACTAAACTCCGAACTAAACTGGCCCTTTACTCACGCTGAAGGGTCTGTTGATGTTATTGCAGGTAAATCGCTGTACAGCTACGCTTCGATTGCGTCCACGCTAAAATACGTAGACTACGATAATATGATACTGAAGCCTAAGAACTACATAACCAACGGAACCTACGAGGTTGCGGGGGCTGCTAGTATAACAGGCTGGACTACAGTAAGTGGCACCCCTGCAGCAAGTTCTAAGTTTGGTAACACTCTTCTTCTTACTAATGCAGAAGCAACTCAACAGATAGACGATTTAATTGTGGGTAGGTCTTACACAGTACTAACTCAAACGAGTGGCGCAACTCTTACTTTGGAAATAGGAACAAGTTCTGGTGGTTCGCAAACTAAGTCTTCTACCCTGACAATTAGTAGTGGTAACGAGGTTCTTCTTACCGAAACCGTATTTACAGCTACGGCTACAAGTCATTTTGTAAGCTTTACAGAAGCAGCCGGAAGCGCAGCCTTTGTCAAATTAGTTGAATTGAGTGAAAACATAACACCTATACAATTAAAGTATCTGTCTTATGAGGAATACAACGAACGATATAGAGAGAGGGACTCCCGTCCTGATGTAGATAAGTTCGGGGACCCTGAGTTTGTTTACACAAGCTATAACAATGAAATTGGTTTAACACCTATACCAGATACAAGTAATCGTTCGTTAACTTTTGACTATTATGTTTCTGCATCTGCGTTGTCGGCGGCAACAGACACATCTATCATACCAGAACGTTTCGAACCCGTTATTAACGCCCGTGCAAAGTATTACACCTACATGTTCCGTTCTGACACCCAGACTGCTCAGTTTGCTTTGAAAGAATATGACGATGGCTTAAAACGTATGAAGGTAGAATTACTAAACAGAAAAGACTACATGAGAGCAGTTTAATATGCCGGATTTAGAACTCCAAGGGGTTAGCCCCCTTTCTTTCAACTGCGAGGGCGGCTTGGTATTGAACAGGTCTACCTTTATTATGCAGCCGGGACAAGCTCTTGAGTTGGAAAACTTTGAGCCTGATGTAGGTGGTGGATACAAACGTTTACTGGGTTTTAGACCTCTTGTAAATCAGGTTGTACCTGAAACAAACGTTTCATCAGAAGCTGTGCTGCTATCAACTAAGTTCAATAACTTTGTATTGGCGGCTAGGGGTGAAAAGATATTTAGCTCTGCTTCAACAGAGTTATCAATAAAAGTAGTGTCCACTACAGCTATGGCAGGAGCAGGAACCCTTACAGTAGGTAGCACAGCAGGATTTAGTAGTAGCGGCACAATTCAAATAAATTCAGAGATATTCACATACACTGGTAAATCTACAGGTGCGTTCACAGGAGTTACACGAGCGACAGGTGGCACGACAGCAGCTAACCACGCAGTTACAGATGTAGTTTCGGAGACATGGACAGTTAGAGATACGGGAAGAACAAGCGCAGCCCGTTACAATTTTGAAAAATACAATTTTGATGGCAATGACAAGCTAATCGTAGTTGACCAAACAAACGCTCCTACAATATTCAATACGTCATTAACAGCCAGCGATGTGAGTCAAAGTTCTGTAGCTGGGGCAAAGCACGTAGTTGCTTTCAAGAACCACATGTTCTACTCTGGCATGTCTTCTACGCCACAGGAAGTAGTGTTTAGTGAGCCATTCGATGAGGATGGTTTTAATGCTTCGGACGGTGCTGGAAGTATCAAAGTTGATGATACAGTCGTCGGTTTAAAAGTCTTCCGTGATAACTTGTTTATTTTCTGTGAAAACAGAATATTTAAAATGGGTGGCAGTTCATTATCTGACTTTGCTATTGTCCCTGTCACAAGAAATATTGGTTGCATAAACGGGTTTAGCATTCTTGAATTTGCAGGTGACTTAGTTTTTCTAGGTCCAGATGGACTTCGCACAGTTGCTGGTACTGCTCGTATTGGTGACGTTGAGTTAGGAACAATAAGTGCTAACGTGCAACGATTGTTTAGAGAAAACCTTGACGATGCAGATGCGTTTGTTTCTTTAGTTATACCGGACAAGACGCAATACAGAATATTCTTTTCAAAAGCCACAGGCACAATTAGTGCAACTATAGGCGTGATTGCAGTTATGAAAGGTCAGGGGTTTGAATTTTCTACGATGAAAGGCATACGACCTGCATGTGCAGATACCGTGATTGAAGACGGAGATGTAGTTGTGCTGCACGGCGGCTTCGATGGCTTTGTTTACAGGCAAGAAAAAGGCAACACGTTTGACGGCACACTTATAAATGCAAAATATAGAAGCCCAGATTTGAGCATGGGTGACCCCGGTGTTCGTAAGCACATGCAGCGAGTTAATATTAATTACGCACCAGAGTCAACTATAGACGCAGATTTGTTTGTAAGATATGACTATGAATCAAGTCAAGCTACTAGACCAGCCGCATATCCGTTAGATAGTACAAATGTTGCGGGTACGTATGGCAGTTCAACTTACGGAAGCGCAGTGTACGGTGGACCCTCACAACCCATCGTTCGTAAAGCGGTTGAAGGTTCTGGATTTGCAGTGGCACTACGAGTTGAAGATGGGGCAAATGCTACAGCCCCCTACACCCTAAAAGGGTTTCAATTAGAATTTCAAGTGGGAGCGAGAAGGTAAATGGGCGCAAATTATACACGGCAGTCCACATATACTGACGGAGATACTATCAGTGCTGCCGATACCAACGATGAATTTGACCAACTGCTTGCGGCGTTTGCAGCAAACACAGGGCATACCCACGATGGTACGACAGGTGAAGGTGGACCAATCACATCTCTGTTTACAAATGCAGTAACATTTGGAACCGGGGCAGACACTGATATATCTTTAACATTCGATGCGAACAGCAATGACGGTGTTATTACGTGGATGGAAGATGAGGACTACTTTCAATTCTCTGATGACATACTCATGTCCACCACAGAAAAGATACAGTTCCGTGACACTGCAATATCCATAAGTTCGTCCACTGACGGACAGCTTGATATTGATGCGGACACAGAAGTTGAAATTACTGCGCCTCTTGTTGAAATGTCTGCAGATGCAACAGTAGGAGATGACTTTACGTTGAAGTCTGATGCCGCTGTTCTTGGTTTCGGAGCAGATACAGACGTAACTTTGACGCACGTTGCTGACACAGCATTACTGTTAAATAGTTCCCGGCAATTGCAGTTTGGTGATAGCGGTACATATATACATCAGTCAGCAGACGGGCAACTCGACCTTATAGCTGACACAGAAATACAAATTGCAGCTACAACAGTAGATATCAACGGTAACGTAGAAATTAGTGGTGACTTAACTGTATCTGGTGATGATATTACTATGGGTACAAACACTGCTGGTAATTTGCTTATTGCGGATGGCACTAACTTTAATTCTGTGGCTGTAGGAAGTTTATCAGAAATATCTACAGTAGCTGATAATGATGTACTTATGGCAGTGGACACAGATACTGGTGGTCTAAAGAAAATAACCAGAAGCACTCTTGTTGCGGGTCTTGCAACATCAAGCGCAATATCTAACGTAGTTGAGGATACCTCACCAGAACTAGGTGGTGACTTAGATGTTTTAGCAAGAGACATTGTTTCTAGTTCTAATAGAGATATTGACATACTACCTGACGGCTCAGGTAAAGTCAACCTTGATGGTAACGGCTCTAGTGGTGGTGTTACTATATCTGATGGTCTTGTAGACATTCGTACAGGAACAGGTACACGTTCACAGGTTAAGTTCTACTGTGAAAGCAGTAATGCCCATGCACAGACAGTGCAGCCACAGCCACACTCTGCTGGTGTAACTAACACACTTACACTTCCAGCAGGTAGCAGTCAAGAAATTGTAGGTACTACAGCTACACAGACACTTACAAACAAAACTATTGATGCCAGTCAACTTTCTGGCACAGTCGCCAATGCACGTCTTGATGCACAACTGCAGGATGTAGCTGGACTTGCTGTCACAGATGGTGGCTTTATTGTTGGAGACGGTTCTAATTTTGTGCTTGAGACAGGTGCTACTGTACGTACATCTCTTGGACTAGCTGCGTCTGCAACGACAGATACAACTAATGCAAGTAACATAGGTTCTGGAACATTAGCTACTGCTAGAATGGCGGCTGCACAGACTGCAATTACATCTGTACTAGCAACAGACTTAAAGATAGGGGAAGACGACCAGACTAAAATTGATTTTGAAACTGCAGATGAAATACATTTTTACGCAGCAAACGCTGAACAGGTGTTTGTATCAGATGGTGTGTTTGGTCCACAGACGGATAGTGATGTTGATTTAGGTACGACAGGCGCACGGTTTAAGGATGCCTATGTTGATAGTGTTACAGTTACCGATGATGTTACGATAGGTGATGATGTCACAGTGGTTGGCAGGGCGATTGGCAGTACAATAACCGCTGAAAACGATGCGACCTATGATTTAGCATTAGGGAATAATTTCACTACCACAACCGCAGGAACTGTAACGATGACCTTTACAAATGCCGCCGCTGGTCAATCAGGTTGCATTAAGTTTGTTAATGGTGGTAATCATACAGTACAGGCACATGACGATGTAGCTATCAACGCAGACGTTTTAACCGCGCTTAGTGCAACAGGTACTTATTTTGTTACTTATTTTGTAACTGCGGCTAGCGGGGATGATACAATTCTTGTAGGTGCTACGGCTATTTTAACTTAGGACTAAACCATGAGTATAATCCAAGCAGCAGGTTCAGGCGAAGTAAGCACAGGCTTTTATAGTCATCTGCTTGACCAGTCGTTAAAATTTAATGATGACGATAGCCAGTATCTAACCAGAACCCCAACTACTACTGGCAACCGAAAAACTTGGACGTTTAGTTGTTGGCTGAAAGGTGCGTCTTTCGGTAGTAGTAACACAATATGGTCTACTTCACAGAACTACGACTCACTTCGGTATACAACTACCGGAAAGTTTATGCTTCTGTTAGGAAATACCTCTGCTAATCTACAAACCACAGACCTTTTCCGGGACCCCTCTGCTTGGTATAACCTTGTTGTTGCGGTTGATACCACACAATCCACATCAACGGACCGTGTAAAATTTTATGTTAACGGGTCTCAAATTACTTCATTTTCAACATCAACATATCCTTCACAAAATTATGATACTGGTTATAATCACACAAGTTATGTTCATGCAATAGGACGTAGACAAAGCTCATCAAGTCTTTACTGGGATTGTTACCTAGCTGAAATCAACATGATTGACGGAACAGCCTTAGATGCTTCTAGCTTTGGCGAGACCAAAAACGGTATCTGGATACCAAAATCAACCAGCGGCCTGACATTCGGAACCAATGGTTTCCACCTGACATTTAAGGATGATGCTGTTTCTGAGGGATTCAATACTGTTACCTACAGCGGCAACGTCCAAAATGGTTCGGCACAATCGGTGTCGGGGGTTGGCTTTCAGCCGGATTTTGTTTGGATAAAAGAAAGGTCATCTACATCTGGTCATATGCTGCAAGATTCAGTAAGAGGCGCAACAAAAAATGTACAATCTTCTGCAACAAGCGCAGAAGCAACCAGTTCAAGTAAAGTAACAAGTTTTGATGGTGATGGTTTTAGTCTAGGGACTGGGGGCGCAGTTAACGCTAATGCCGATACTTACGTTGCATGGTGCTGGGAAGCTGGTGGCGCACCAACAGCCGACAACAGTGCTGGTGCAGGGGCAACCCCAACAGCGGGGTCAGTCAAGATAGATGGGTCTAATCTTGGTTCTGCATTGGCTGGGTCAACGGCTGCGACTAGAATATCGGCAAATACAAGCCGTGGGTTTTCTATAGTTAAATACACAGGCACAGGTTCCAACGCTACTGTAGCTCACGGTTTGTCTAGTGCGCCAGAGATGATACTTATTAAAGAACTAACCAGTACATCTGGATGGGTTGTTTATGCAAGTCCGTTAGGAGCAGGAAAGTATTTAAATTTGCATAGCACGGCGGCTGAAGGCTCAAGCACAGCAACTTTTAATGATACTGCACCAACATCATCTGTATTTTCTGTCGGCACAAGTGGTGGAACTAACCAAAGCAGTGAAGACTACATAGCGTACTGTTTCCATTCGGTGACTGGCTACTCAAAAATCTCATCATACAGCGGTTCTGGGTCGTCAGGCAAGACAGTAGCCTGTGGATTTGCACCCGCTTTTGTTATGATTAAACGTAGTTCAGGCACAAGTGATTGGACAATTTTTGATAACACACGAGATGCAGCTTATGATGGAACTAATAATCGTCTATGGGCAAACTTAACTACGGCAGAAAGCACAACTGCAAATTATTTAGAATTTACAAGCACTGGATTCACCCTTAAAGCGGGTGATAATGCAATTAACGCATCAAGCAGTACATACGTCTACATGGCCTTTGCCGATACTCGTGAAGCAGCCTTCTTTAAAGATGTAAGCACCAACGGCAATCACTTTACACCTATAAACTTAGACTATCGGGATAGTGTGCCGGATACGCCAACGAATAATTTTGCTACAATGAATCCGTTGGATAAAAACAGCATGACCCTTGTTGAAGGGAATCTCAGGCCAACCCCAACAGGCGATTACAAAGGCATTAGAGGAAACTTTGCGATACCGCTCACAGGAAAGTGGTTCTTTGAAGCTAGGGTAACAACTGGCGGCGGCGGTAATATTACAGACCAGTTCATAGGTATAGCTACTGACCAAAATGTTTTAAGTGGCTCAAGTCCGTACCCACAAGCCGCGACATATGGTGTGCTTTATAAGATGGCTGGAACAATAGGGCGTCTTGGCTCGAACGCGGAAACAGGGCTTGCCAGTTTTGCAGCGGGTGATGTTCTTGGTGTAGCAATTAACTCTACCGACAACGAAGTACAGTTTTATAAAAACGGAAGCACAGTAGGTTCTGCGGTTGCCTTGCCTTCAACAACGCGAGAATCATTTGCTTTTTTTGCAGGTGCAACCAGTCGCTCATCAATCTTTAATTTTGGACAAGATAGCACATTTGCTGGTGCTGTTTCGGCTGGGTCAGCAACGGATGGTGTAGGTACATTTCAGTCTTTGCCTACCGATTTCAAGGCGTTGTGTACAGCCAATTTAGATGACCCTGCTATTATTGATGGCAGTGAGAATTTCAACACGGTGCTTTGGACAGGCAATGGCAGCGATGGTCGCAGTATTACAGGCGTTGGCTTTGACCCAGATTTTGTCTGGATAAAAAGTAGAAACTTAACAACAAGCCATCTACTGAATGACACAGTTCGTGGTGCAAACAAAAGTTTGTTCTCAGAAGGAACCACTGCTGAAACCGCAAACAATGGTGGAGGCTATCTAAGTGCCTTTGTAACTGATGGGTTCTCTGTTACCTCTGGTTCGTCAGGCGATGATGCAGTCAATGATGGTTCTGATACCTATGTCGCTTGGAACTGGCTGGCAGGAACAGCGTTCAGCAACGATGCTTCAGCGACAGGCGTTGGCACGATTGACAGCGAAGGTCAGGTCAATACAACGGCTGGGTTTTCCATTATAAGTTACACCGGCACAGGCTCCGCTGGGACAATAAAGCATGGATTAAGTGCTGCACCCGAAATGCTTATAATCAAAGAACGCAACGCCACATCGCAGTGGGTTGTTGGTCATCATAATTTAGATGCTTCTGCGCCATTTGATAAGGGTTTGTATTTAGATGATACCCGTGCAGTATATGATGATGCTTCTAACTTCAACGACACTGCACCAACCTCAACGGTCTTTAGTGTGGGAACAGGTGGTTATGTAAACGACAGCAGCAACACTTATATCTGTTATGCGTTTCACTCAGTCGAAGGCTACTCAAAGGTTGGCACTTACACTGGAAATAATAATGCTGATGGCACTTTTGTTTATACGGGGTTCAGGCCAGCTTGGGTTATGGTCAAAGCATATTCGACAGGCGGCACACATTACGACTGGCCTATATATGATAGTGTAAGGTCACCGACTAATGCAATTGGTGCGGTTTTAGAAGCTAATCAAAGCCAAGCGGAAGTTACAGGCACAGGCAGAGGTTTACCAATCGACTTCTTGTCTAATGGATTTAAGTTTAGAAGCAGCTATGGTGAAAGCAACGCTGCTCAGAGTTATATATACCTCGCCTTTGCTGAACAGCCCTTCAAATTTTCTAATGCACGATAGGAGAAACTAAGATGCCGTGGAAGTATAGCGGAAGAATAATCAGAGTTGGTAAAGCGTGGAAGGATAATAACGGAACACAATATCCTGCCGTGTGGAGCAACCTTAGTGCAGACGAAAAAGCTGCCATAGGTCTTACATGGGAAGATGAGGTTGCTGCCCACGACAACCGCTTTTACTGGGGCAGAAACGCGGATGGCAGCTTAATCCCTCGCTCACTCACAGATGTCAACGAGGTTGATTCTGATGGCAAAGCAATCCTTGATGATGACGGCAACCAGCTTGTTACGCTTGGTCTGAAATCAAACGCCATAGCCCTAGTCAAAACTCAAGCGGCTGGGTTGCTTGCGCCATATGATTGGCAAGTTATTAAAGCAACAGAAGTTGAGTCTTACTCTGTGCCGTCAACCATTACAAATTACAGGGCTGCGGTTCGCACTGCCAGCAATAGCATTGGCACAGCTATTACCAATGCAAGTGACCTTACTGCATTCATGGCCTTGTACGATGTGCCTGTGGACAGCGATGGCAACCCAACAGGTAACGCACCTATCAACGACTGGCCCGACGCTATATAAAATAAGACTTGCTTTTTTATTGCAAATACAGTAAAATTAACTAGGAATAGCTCTCAATGGATTTAGTACACATAATCGACACCCTAATCGGCATAGTTGTGATGGGGGGTGCGTGGTTTCTTTCCGGGATGATAAGGGAACAGAAGCGCATAGAGATTCTTCTCAACCGTACTCGTGAGGAGTACGTCACTCGTAGTGAGGTTCGAGAAGACATGAGTCGGGTTATGGAAGCACTACATCGTGTTGAAGACAAGCTAGACCGTGTGTTACAGAAAGACTAACCTATGGCAACACAATTTACAGGAACGCAGCAACAACAGGGTACGGCGGTACAGGGAACAGGACCAGCCCCAGTAACCACTGGTGTAAAGCCACCAACTCCTGCTGAGAGCCTACAAGCAATGGCTGAACTGGAGCAAGCTACTAAAGATATTGCTTCAACTGCTGGCACTAAATCTACTGAAGTACAACCTATTCTTCAACAGGCTCAAACAGCAGAAGATTTGAAAAACACCACTGGTGTTAAGTTAGGTACTTTTCAAGGTGTTACTCCTGATACAGTGGACCCTACTAAGGTAGGAACTTTAACCACTCCGGTAAAAGACCCTAGTGTTGGACAAATAACTACCACCACCTCTGCACAGGCTGATGTTGATAACATGTCCTTTGCAGGAGCAACATCAAATTTTAATCCTAATAACCTTGTCGATGTAAACGCCATATCCAACAACACTCTTTCTGCAGGTGCAATGGCTACTGCAGCCAATCAAGCTTTAGATCAACAAGCTACTGTACAATTTCAACTTGATCAGCTTCTTACTGGCTTGGCTCCCGGACAACCTGCTCCCCCGTGGGCATCCCCAGCTATTCGTAAAGCAACAGCAATTATGCAACAGCGTGGTCTGGGAGCATCATCTATGGCTGCTGCAGCTATCACTCAAGCAGTGATGGAGTCTGGGGTTACTATTGCAGCCCAAGATGCAAAAGCATATCAAACTATTCAATTAAAAAATCTAGACAACCAACAACAAGCGGCACTGCAGAACGCTTTACAGGTTGCTACTTTGGACAGACAAAATGCAGATGCTCGTACAAAGGGCATGATCAGTAACGCTCAAGCTCTCCTGTCCATAGACTTAAAAGAATTAGATGCACAACAGCAAAGCAATGCAATTAAGTACAGCGCACAAACTCAAGCTGCCTTAAACGAGGCTGCTGCTGATAACGCTCGTCAACAAATAAATGCAAAGAATGAGCTACAAGTAGAAGAGTTTTTTACAGAGTTAAGTGTACAGATTGACACTGCAAACATCAATCGTGATTTGGCTGTAAAACAATATAACGTCAATCAGGCAAACTCATTTAAAGAATTTAATGCTTCTATGGGAGATCAACGGGACAAGTTCAATGCTAACATGCAGTTTGCTATTGATCAATCTAATGCTATGTGGCGTAGACAAATAAACACAGCCAACACCGCGACTTTGAACGAAACAAACCGAATAAACGTACAAAATGCTTTCAATGCAAGTCAAACAGCGTTGAACCAACTGTGGCAAAAATATCGTGACAACGCAACGTTTAACTTTACTTCTGCTGAAAGTG